TAGCCAACCGGAGGATTGCCACCGGTCCAGTATCCTTTTTTAGCAAGGCCCAGCATGTTATCCGTGACACGGGCTGCGATGGTCTCACGCTCCATCTGAGCAAAAACAACAGTAACATACATCATAGCGCGGCCGATCGGCGTCGTTGTGTCGATATTTTCCCTTATCGAGATGAACATCACGCCATGTTCCTCCAGGAGCGCGTAGATGTTTGCAAAATCGCGGACGTCCCTGGAAAGACGATCCAGCTGGTACACTACCAGAACATCGCAGAAACCATTCTTGATAAAAGATAGCATACGCTGCAAATCAGGCCGGGATGTATTCGCACCAGTGAAGTCTTCATCCGAGAACTGCTGCCAGGAATCCACCTGGCTGGAAAACTTCGACTCGCAGTATTCCCGGTTCATCCGGAACTGGTTGTCAATCGAATCGGATTTATCAGAAAATACGGATTTTCGTCCGTAGCTAAAAAACCTCATTGTTCCACCTCCTGAAATTCTAAAAAAGAGTATAAAAAATAAGCCCTTGTGGACTCGTGGAAAATGCGGTATACTTAATCCTGCGAAGGTTAAGCAACCGCATCCCGCAAGGGAAGCGAAGAAGCCGTTCGGTGTTACCAGCACCGGGCGGTTTTTTTATTTATTTAGATAATCTCTTACGATTCGATAAGCATTTCTGTTCACATTCGGCGCTTTCTGAAGGCTCAGATCAGAGCCAGTATATCTCATCAAAGACCGATGCATCTGCTCATCCGCGCGGTATTCGTTCACGAATCGATCGTATAAGTCCAGGAAAGGAGAATGCGCCAGGTCATAATCTCGTTTTCCTAAAAGATTCTGATGAATGCAGAAGATCAGAAACTGCATTTTCTCTTCCTCTGTGAATTGTCGCCACAAAGAGTCCAGGACGCCTTTCTCGCCAGAAAACACAGATAAATAAATATCACGATCCGCAGCCATCCTGGCAAGGCTTACATCGACAGAAGTCATGTCGTCCCGATCCGTGTCGTTTTTCGCCCTTGTTATAAGGCAGGAAATCTCATCTTTTGAATACTGCTCCGGATGAACAATTCCGAGATCTGCAGCATAGCTGATTTGTCTTTCCGTAGCCGGTTCTGGTGGAATTACTTCGCACGACTGGACGTCGTACAAACCAGTAGCAGCGATTACGGAATTCTGATCGGCTGATGCCAGGGCGATTTTTCGGACCGTACATAATCTTTTCGTGTCCTTATTCCTTCCGCGAATCTTGTATCGGACCATTTCAGGACAGGTCTTTTTGTAAAGAACTTTGGCGCTTGGAATCTCTGGTTTCACATACTCCCGCGTAATGTTGACTTCGGTATGCAGAGTTACTGTTTCCGCTTCTTTTTCTTTCTTACCGCCGCCAAACAACCATTTGAATAAACCCATCGTTTACCTCGCTTCCCAATATTTACCAGTATTTTATCGCCGAAAAATGATTTACAATGATCGGGTGCGCCCAGCCCTGGATCCTTCCTAAAAAGGGGGAATTAGGATGAGCAGGAAATACATTTCTTTACAAAGAAAAGATGTCTACGCGATTTACTATCGGTGCACCCGCACCATTTATTATAATCTTGATTTTGACGACAAAACAAAAATTATACTGATGCGATAAGGACCAGGGAGGACTGGGTGCATTTTAACCCAGCCCGCCTTCCTCCGAATCTTCCAGCGGCGGGAACTTTCGCTCCAGCTCTTCTGGTGTGTCGGGGATATCTGCGTAGACATCTCCAACAGAGAACGTCTTGTCGTTCTGATCTGCTGCACCATTAAGGGCAGCAACCACATCAATCATAAAGTTAATGATTGTCTCACGTGAGCCTGATTTCAGGTTCACGTATTTTTCTATTAGAACCTGATCTGCATTAGACAGATTGTATTTCTTTGCCAGAGCTTCCAGTTCATCGTTGGATTCAGGAATAAATCTATCTCCGTCTCCAGTACGAAGCCATTCTTCATTGACTCCATATTCACGACATATAGAAAGTACAGCCTGATCGGAAATATTTCTTTTTCCACTCTCGATAAGAGCAATTGAATTTTGCTTCAATCCGATACGTTCTGCAAATTCTGCCTGAGTAAGTCCCAGTTCTCGTCTTATCTGTTTAATTCGCTCATTCACTTTTTATCACCTCCCATAACCAGATTATACAATAGAAACATCACACAGTCAATAAAATATTTCAAAATCAACAAAAAACGTATTGACAGAATGGATTGAGCAATATATAATTATTTCAGAATCAACAAAATAACACACCAACCGAAAGGAGGGAACGACATGACAAAAGAAAGAAGATACACAGCAGAACAGCTCAGCGATGCCAACAAAATGGCAAAGATGCTCGCCAGCATTCCGGAAGAGAAGAGAAGCCTCGTCATTATGATGACTAATTCTTTCATGGCTGGAATGGAAGCGCAGCGGGCGATCGATACCAAAGAGCCAGCGATGGCATGACAACTAAATACAGCGAGGGATGCGGGACCTCATAAAAAACCCAGGTCTGGTGGAGCCGACGCAGATAAGTCCACCCGGCGAGGTGACCGGTGCCTGCGGAGAATCGTCGTCATAGGGGTGGAAAGCGCAGACCCTAGTAAAAAACTCCCGGCTTGGAGGCAGATGAGAATACCAGATGAGAGAACGTCCGGAGCATGGGCTGGTAGGTGCGAAGTAATCCCGGATGGTCGGCATGAAAAACCGGCACTGCAGGCAGAAGGCTATACGGCTACCCCACACAACACTCAGGGAGCACGAAGCGACAGGTTCTTCTTTTCGCTATGGAGAACCTGTCATAGACTACCGGACCCAGCCAAGCCTAGGGAGCTATATACGATACGCTACCCGGTACACATTGAAAAGTAAAGGAGATAGGTCCATGAGAGTGAAAGAAATAAAGATGGAGGTAACATACACGGAGGGCTATGAAAAGAGATTTACAGCAGCCTGCCTTGAGCAGATTAGAAGAGGCCATGATTCATCGCCGGAAGATGGCAGAGATCAGAACAGCGATGGAGAAAAGAAAACAGCATAAGGAGAGAGTGAAGGCAGCCAAAAAAGCAGTGAAGGAGTTCCTGGTAGCTACGGGAATTGGGATCGCACTGTGGCTGGCCTTCCTTTATGCCTTAATTTCAGACGATACGTATTACGAGCCGCAGCCTGAACCGCGTATGATCCAGGCGATCGATGGTGATTATTACTATCCGGCGGATCAGTACGAGGACTACCTGGAAGAAAGAGAAGTATACAAGGAGCAGGAGAATGAAGATTAAAGTTGTTTATTGCAAATTCGGAGAGAAGCCCAAAATTCTGGAGATTGACAGAACGCTGGAAGAGATGCAGCGTCTGGTGGGCGGATATATTGAAACTTATCCATACGGATACGCGCCGATGGTCTTCGTGGTCAATGAGGAAGGTAAGAACCTGGGACTCACGCCACACCGACTTATCGCACACGGAAGAGATGTCATATGCGGTGACTTTTTCGTGGCTGCCATTGGAATGAGTGAGGAAGGCTGCCTCGATATCGTGGGACTGACGGACGAACAGATTCACTCGGTTCTTGTGACCGTTGATAATGGGAGGCTGTATCGATGAAGATGGCGATGAAGGACGGAATGCTCCGGATCATCGAAGCAGATATCACCCAGGCGGCGATCATTAAGTCCTGGGGAAGCATGAAATACTCCCGATCCAACCAGATGTACGAGGGACCGGTCAGCATGGAGCTACTGAATAAGCTGGCCGGAATAGTCAAGCTCCCGCCGGCGATCGAGGCGGTCCGTAAGAACATGAATGAGGTCCAGGAGGCGGTGGATCGGGAGCGCATCCGCAAGGATCCGAAGCCACTGGTACAATACCCGGTCACAAAATCACTGTATCAGCACCAAGTCAGAGCCGCCAACATGGCACTTTTGACTTTCGGTCTGGTACCACCGGAGAAGGAGGAATATCGAGATGAATAGTGTATTCACCGACGAAGAGCACCGCATCCTGCTGGCAGCACTCGAGAGAGAGAAACAGGTATGCCGGGAATATGATCAGGAGCATGACAGCGAGAACAAGCTGGCGCCAATCGTGAAACGCATCGAAAGAAAGGTCTATGACCTTCAGAATCAGGATGCAGATCTGAAAAGACACTTCCTTGCGGCGGAAGAGCCGGAATGGGATCCAGAGAACCGATTCCACCGGTGTCCGTCCTGCAGGCGCAGAATCCACGAATATCATGGATTCTGCAAGCACTGTGGAAAGAAGATCGACTGGCAGCCGCTCATGAAGAAGAGAAAGAAGGAGGCCGAGATCCGCGGTCGAAAGGAAGGCAGGAAACGATGATCCTACAGTTGGAAATTCCAAAAGAATTCGAGAAAGACTACCGAAGCAACAGGTTTGAGGATTTTTTCAGAAGAGTCTATGCGGACATTGACAGCGAAGGCTTGTGTGGCAATTACGAGGGCGAGACAGCGCAGATGATGGAACGTGCGTTTAAAGAATCGAGGTGTTTGGACGATGGGAAAACCTGCTAATGCACCGCGGAAAAAGAAGCAATGGACGCCAGAGGAAGAAGCGTATCTTTCAGACAGCTGGGGAACAAAGAGCATCAAGACGCTGGCAAAGAATCTCGGCCGATCGGAGCAGGCGGTCATCGTCAGAGCGCAGCGTCTCGGATGTGGCCCCTTCCTGGATTCAGGAGACTACATCGCTCTGAATCAATTAATCGTGGAACTCTATGGCCCAAATAACACTGGATACCCAGCATACCGGCTGATTACAAAGGGACTCCCGGTCAAGGAAAAACTTGTGAGACGCTGTAAGCGCAGAGTCATATACATCGACGAATTCTGGAAGTGGGCAGAAAAAAACAAGAGCCTTCTGGACTTTTCGAGAATGGAACCGCTCTGCTTCGGAGCGGAGCCGGCTTGGGTAAAAGTCAAAAGAGAAAACGATAAAAGGCAGGCCTGGCAGCAGATGCCGCACAACGCGCCTTGGACCGAATATGACGACCAGAAGCTCAGGAGAATGCTGAGGGCAAGGAAATATACCTACACAGATTTGTCGCGGGAATTGCGCCGATCTGAAGGCGCTGTGAAGCGAAGAATCGCTGATCTTCAGATCACGGATCGTCCGATCCGGAATAAAACAAAGCCATGGACGGACGAAGAGGTTGATCAGCTTCTTTCCATGCTTGATCAAGGGTTCACTTATTCGCAGATCGCAGAAAAGCTGAATCGAAGTGCTCTGGCAACCAGAGGAAAGCATGAAAGACTGCAGAACCCGAATTACATGAAGCAGTACAACCGCGGGCATTCAAAGGATTACGATTATGTCGGAATCCGAGATGTAAGTCCCGCACAGATCAAGAAAGATATGGCAGCCAGGAAGGACAATCAATTCGTCGAAGTGGGTGAGCTGCCGAGAGAGGAGATGATGATATGACATCCCAACGAATCAATAAGGGCTTCGGCCTGCTGTTCGAAATGGGATGCGGTTAGGAAAAACACTGACCGCACTGGCCATCGCAGGAGCTGCGTATAAGATGGGAAAAATCGACAGGGTTCTGATCGTTGCCCCAACTTCTGTCGTAGCTGTATGGCCGAAAGAGTTTCAGGAATTCGCAGATTTCAAGTACACCTGCAGAACACTCCTGGGAGACAAGACACACAGACTCAGGGAACTTAACGACCTGCAGAAGTTTCCATTCAAAGCCATGAAGGTGGCTGTGATCAACTACGAATCAACCTGGAGAGAGGGTATCTTCGAGGCCCTTCAGGAATACGATGCCGACCTGATCATCTGCGATGAGAGCCAGAGAATCAAGACGCACGATGCGGAGCAGAGTAAGGCGCTGCATAAGCTGGGTGATCAGGCGAGGTACAAGTTGATCCTTTCCGGAACGCCGGTGCAGAACAATGCAATCGATATCTACAGCCAGTATCGTTTTCTGGACTCCACGATCTTTGGAGAGAACTTCTATAAGTTCCGAAACCGGTACGCCGTCATGGGCGGATTTAACCGGAAGCAGATCGTTGGATACAAGGATCTGGACGGGCTGATCAAAAAGGAGCACTCCATTGCTTTCCGGATCACGAAAAACGAAGCTATCGACCTTCCAGAACAGACATTTGAGACCAGGAGGGTGCACTTCAGCAAGAAGGAGCAAGACCTATACAACTGCATCAAACGAGACAGCTATGCAGAGCTGGATAGCGGCGGCCAGATCACAGCAACAACCGTCCTGACCAAGCTTTTGAGACTGCAGCAGTTGACGGGCGGATTCCTGGTAAAGGACGATGCATCAAAGCCGGAACAGGTAAGCAGAGCCAAGCTGGATGCTCTGAGCGATATCATCGAGGACTATGTAATCGGATCCGGAAAGAAACTGGTTATTTTCGCACGATTTATCGCGGAAGTAAAGGCAATCATCGACCTGGTGGCGAAGCTGCTCCCGCGAGGAATGAAGCAGGTCGCTATCTATGGAGAAATCAAGAAAGAAGATCGAGGCGACATCGTGAAACAGTTTCAGGAAGATCCGAACACGACCGTCTTCATCGGTCAGATCGACACGGCCGGAACGGGAATCACGCTGACAGCCGCAGATACCTGCGTGTATTACAGCAAAAACTTCAACTATGCTACATATAGTCAGAGCCTCTCCCGTATCCACAGAATCGGCCAGCGAAACGTCTGCACGTACATCGATCTGGAAGTCGACAAGACGATCGATGAGCTGATCAGCCAGAGCCTGGCAAAAAAAGAAGATATGGCAAAGACGGTCGTGGACGACTGGCGGGCCTACTTTGAATAGGAGGTAGAGAGATGAAACTGAATGACGTATACACAAAGCCACTGAAAGACGTCGTAGAGGAACTGAACCTCACGGACATGAAGGTTCACACAGACGACGATGGAGAAGTGAGATCCATAGAGCTGAAATATGAGCCGAACAATCGCTTCACGAAAGGAGCTCAGTCATGATATTAAAAGAAATCGGCCGCAAGATCGCTCAGGCATTCAGACTGGCAAAGGCCGCGGACGAGAAGGTGACATCCAGCATAGCAACGTCACTGGATAC